CTGTGCCTTGGGAACTTACGCCGCCGCCGCCGCCGCCGCCGCCGTAATTATTTCCCGCGCTCCCTGATCCTGTTACATCGCTACCAGTGTCAAAATCTGTATGCGCCTTTCCACCGCCCCCCATAGTTGAGCATCCCCCAGCGCCGCCATAATTAGCCTCTAATCCACTAACGTCTATTACAAATCCATTACCCCCATCTTGCCCAGTGATATTAACATCACCACCAGACCCAGAGCCGCCGTTTCCGCCTGTAGCCTCGCCTACTGTAGCCGCTCCGCTTTGCCCTGCACTTCCACCAGTTGCAGAGCATTCAGACCCGAATGACGTTGTTCCGCCACTTGAGCCGCTTCCGCTGCTTCCACCCGCGCCGCCGCCGCCGCCAACAACAGTGACCTTGGCATTATCCACATTAGGAAGGGGCAGGTATTCACCCGAAGAAGTAAATACCTCTACCTTTGCTTGATTGTTATTCTTTGAATTCGCTGATGTTAAATCACTTGAACCATCGTTATAGCAGACACCGACATAGCGCCATGTATGATATGGATGATAAAACCCTTGCAAATCAGCTACTCGATTATATGGTCGTTCATCTGAAATAATCGTGTCACCCTGCTCGGTAACGTAAAGGTAATAAAGCGTATCACTCGCTTCCGTTAACCCGCTCTCAAGATCGCTTGAAATATCCCATTCAACAGGTGCGCCGTGATAATCTTTAGTAGCCCCATATACTGAAATGGAAGAATACGCTTTAGCTGATCTTACTTTAGTAACGCTCTCTAGCGTGACTTCCAGATCAACAAAATCAGAAAATGATTTAGAAAAATCTAATGAACGTGTTGCAATACAATCCGTACCATCAATAACAACAAGCCCTAAAAGAGTTCTATCAATAGTAATCCAATTAGCGCCATCGTAACGCTTCCAGATATTATTAACCTGATCAAACCAGTAATCATCCGTTACACCGCTAGCAGGTTCATCCGCCTGGATATATGGGGATCTATAAGACACGTCAAATGTCGTACCGTTATCCTCACCAAAAACCCATCCTAAGCTCATAAGTGTTAATGTGTCATTATTTGATAGTGTTTCACGCACAATAGGATCGCCGCTATCGTCAAAGAAGAATCCTCTAAAGCAGTTTCTTAGCGTTGTCGCAGATTCAACAAAAGCCAACATAATTTCATTTGTGCCTTTGAGTGCTACGTATTCCCCTACGCGGCTTGTAATTTCACTGCCAGCCGTGTCAATTGTTATTGTGCCTGTGCCTTCGCCTTCGTATTTTGTAGAGTTGCCCCCAGAATAAGAAGAATCGTTAATAAGGCATGTGTTATTTGTTGAAGGCGCTACCGTTAAAGATGAAACTGTTATATCCGTTGAAACGGTTGCTGATGTTGCGTTAGCTGTGTAAACAAGGTTTGTTGTAGCCCCTAAAATGTCAAACTCAGCGCCGCCACCAGATCCAGCAGCCCTAAGAAAGTCAGGTTGCCCCGATGCTGCACGAGTCGCCCCAGAAATTACAGCGTTGTTAGAATTTGTCGCGCCGAGGTTATCGAAATCAATAACTCTACCACCAACATTTACATTATTCGTGTAGACCGTCCCCCAAGGAACCGCAGCCGTACCAAGGTTTTGACCAGAAGTTGGAGAGCCGCCCGCTGCTCGCCCCACAAAATCAACGCGCATAGCGTTGCGAATATCATTGATATGATCAAGTTCAACAGTTGGAGCTGTTACATCAGGTAAATTTCCCGTACCCATATGTTAAAATTCCTTCATTTTTCTAACATTACTTTACACATTAGCCCTAAAAAACACCATCACCAAATTCAGTGCCAGCTACACGAAGCTTAAGAACACGGCTTAAACTTTTGGGTTTTTCCCGAATTGCGATAACCTTCCATTTGACAGAAGGATCAATTTTATAAGAGCCGAAACTTTGCGGATATTTAGCAGTTCCGTATTGCGCCACACCATACAGCGGAACATGATCTTCACCATCAGCGGGTACAATACGATAATTCAAATCAATGCTAACCATATCTAATAATTCAATATCTTTTGAATCAACTAAAGGAACTTCTATTTCAAGCTCCTGCTTTGGTGCTTTGAATTGATTCAAAATGTTTGTAGCTATTGATTCGATATTGTCCGTATCTGTCATAAAAGAGAGAGATACATCTTTTTGCCTAAATCCATAAAGCTCTAAATATGCCTCATCTGTCTTGACTGTTTCATTGATTTTTACAGAAGAAAAAGCCCGCTGCACTCCTGTATTAAAATTGTTAATACTTAATATGTTCTCGCGCCCGTACAAATCACCTCGACCATAAAAATAAAAGACATTACTGCTTTCAGTTCTTGGCTTCACATAAACTGTATCTGTGTTATCAACTACCAAAATTGAATTTGAAGCCAGTAACAATTCATCCAAGGCTTCTTTCGCGCTCAAATCCGTAAAGTAATCGCCGTTATCAATAGCTAAATCAAGATCAACGGTAATATTAGCAGGATCATATGTAAGAACATTGGTAATAGCAGGGACATTTAATATAGACTTAATAGCACTGCTGAATAGCTGAGTCGCTGTAACGCTACCACCCGAAACACGCACTTGCCGCAAAATACTATCTAAGCTAAATACTCGGAATTTAACGTCATTAGAAAGCACATCTGCGCGGGTTGCATCATCATTAATTAGCCCCTTAAAGCTAAATTGATTGTTTCCAAGACCGTCATAATATTTGACATGTACTTTTGTCCTATCTCTCTTATAGGGGAAAATACTTTTCCAATCTTCGGCAGGTGAAAATTTACGATCATGATTGATGCAACGCAATGTTAAATCACCAAAGGTAAAAACGCCTATATCAAAATCGCCGTTATCAATCTCATTTATGATATTTGATATGTCTTGTGTAAGATCCGTTATGTCAACATCTTGCGTAACGTCAACTTCCGTTCCGTAGGTGTCCTCATCAATCAAGGTTGTAAACAAGACCTGATAACGTGGAAACGTATGTAAATCAGTTGCCATTAGGGAATAACCTCTTCAAACGAATAGCGCCCTGTAACGCCCAAAGAATACACATTCTTTTCATAGCCATTTTGAAGATTGTTGTCTATTTGCATAGGCATTAGATCGCCAAGTTTCCATCCCCTTTGCTTAATTCTAAAGTTATCGGGCTTGCCCCCACACAGCCACACCAGAAAAGATTTTTCTCTCTCATGCAAGGAATCTAGAATATCTACATCAGCCTGATAGGGGTAATTTAAAAGCCTTAAGTTAAACGATCTTGCTTCATAGCTTTTTTCAATGATAGACCGTCCCGTTATTGTCTTGTCCCTTGTAGGGTTTCTGCTTATTTGCACATTGGTTAATTCTGGAAAGCCCGCCAATGTCCCAAGCTCGTTAGTCACAATAATTTGCGTTACATGCTTTTCTTCATCGGCTGTTTGGGTTGTGTCCATTGTAAGGATTAAATCGTCCAAACTAACAGCATCAAATTCATAATATGCAGTTTCTCTATTATAAGCTGTTTCTGATATGCCAGTTAGCCCAGTACCATCAAGAGAATTTACATTTGTAAATGACCCATCGTTAGAAGTGATGCTAAAGTTTTTAAGATTATGCCCTAGAATAAAAATCCTAGACACGCTTACCGTATTAGGAAAAGTAAGGGTAAGGGTTTCCTGCGTTGTGTCGTCTGATCCGTTAGATTCCCATCTAAGATATTGATTAGATCCTAGCGCAAGGTTTTGTGCAGCCGTATTACTTGAAGCAACGGCTGTTATCCCATCTTTGAACAGGGAAAGACTTCTATCAAAAAACGAAATTCCACCACTTAAGCTCATCTTTGCACCCCTAAAATTCTGTCTTCACGCTGCTTAATTGTAATAAACCTTGCTGCATCGTCTTCAATACCGATCATAACATCAGTTTCAGTTTTCGAATTGCCCCCGCCTTCAAATTGTAAATCCTGCATAATCCCCGCAAATGTAGGGGTTAAGGCTTTTGGAACGACCATTTCTCCAGGCTCTAATACGGCTGGTATTCTATCACCCCCCCCAAAGCCAGGCACTATCCCGCCTTGCTGCGCTGCGATAGTGCCAATTAATTCAGGAAGGGCTGTAGCGGCAACAATACCAGCTTGCACCTTACCCATAGCAATTCGCTGTGCTGCGATAGCTTCACCAGCAGGGGGCGGGATGGTAGCAATAGCCAATGATGCCGCCTGTTGAGCATTCATAATGATTTTGGCAATTGTCACGCCTTTTTCGGCTAGGAAAAGCGCAGTTTGAGCCGCCTTATTATCTCCTACAATTTGATTGAGGGCTTTAAAAGATGAGTCGACAATAACAGCGTCAAGCTGCTCTTCGGCTTTGGCACGATCTTGCTTTAGCTTTTCTAGTGTTTTTTCATGCTTGGTTCTTTCGGTTTGCTGCTTCTTCTGCGCGTCCTTTTCATTTTTCAATAACTCAGCAGAGCGCTCTCTTTGCCGCTCTACAGTCTCTTCAAACTGCTCTTCTGTTTGTTGCTCAAGAGGGCGGGATAAGCCGGCTTCCTGATCCGCTTCCAAAGACTCAATGCGCAAGGCTCTCTCTTCTTCTAGCCCCTCGGCTAAAATCGAGTTCTTTTGCTGCTGAAAGTCTCTTTGACGCTCAAGTGCTGCTTCTGCCTCTTCATCCGTGGTGGTGAAAAAGTCCAATCCTTGGCGGGCTAAATCTTCACCAATAGCCGCGTTTACATCTTGATTCCCTCTTGCTTGCGCCGCATTCCCTAATAGCTGAGACCGCCTATCTTCTGAAAGGAATGGAAGTCTTGCAAGCCCCTCATTTGTAGACGCTACCAAACCATCAAAGGCAGATTGTACCTGCTTTACACCAGACAAAAGGAACGCAATCGCTGATCCAAACGTCTCTTTAATAATTGTGGCAACACCAGAAACAATAACACCAAGAGCCTCAAAGCCTTCAGTAAGATTAATAATCTGTGTTGTCGATTCCTCAACAAAAGCAATGACCGCAGGAGCAACCAACTCGCCAAGAGCAACAGTGGCGGCTTCTATAGCGCCATTCATGCGCCTAATTTTATCTTCAGCAGTTTCTGTTTTTGCTGCTAGTGCGTCCTGAAATGTTGCCGCGCTTTGTGCTTCGTTTCCTAATGCGGTTAATGTATCTGCAAACTCATCTGATTGATTCCCTGCAAGGGCTGTAACAACATTAAGAGCCTCAACAGATCCGAACAACCTACCAAGGGAATCTTTATTAAAGTTCGCGCTTTGTGTAATTTCGTCAATAAATCCAGCTAAACCTTTAGAGCGCAAAGCAGCAGCATCAAACTGTATACCAAGCATAGCGGCTTCGTCTGCTGCGTCTTTTGTTGGTTTAATAACATTTGAGAAAACAGCCTTAAGGCCAGTAAAAGCCTCACTTGTCTTAATCCCCGCCGTTGTCGATGCCGACACAGCGGCTAAAAGCTCGTTA